TTTGGCAGGTATGCCACAGTGGTATCAGATTGCGTTAGGAGCTATCGTATCGGCTAGTTTTGCTACACGGTCTGCAGGTAAATTTTTTAATGGGATGAAAAAGAAATGACATTTAAACTATCAAGTAGAAGTCTAGGTAAACTAGAAGGTGTAAATCCTATACTAGTAGACACAGTAAAACGTGCTATCGAAGTGAGCAAAGTGGACTTTGGCGTTATCTATGGTGTTCGTTCTTTAGAAGAGCAGGAGAAGCTGTACAAGGCAGGACGCTCACAGACAATGAAGTCTCGCCACCTTATCCAAGAAGATGGTACATCACATGCTGTAGACTTAATGGCATACGATGGCAGTAACCCAAGTTGGGACATCGTGATGTACGATGACATAGCTGATGCAATGAAAGCTGCTGCGAAAGAAACTGGAGCTACAATCCGTTGGGGAGCAGCATGGAATATAGACAGCATAACGGATTGGGAAAGACCAATGGAAGACGCTATGAATAATTACATAGACGTAAGAAGAAGTCAAGGCAGAAGACCATTTATTGATGGTCCTCATTTTGAGTTAAACTAATGGCACTTACAGAAAAACAACAAAAGTTCTTGGATGTCCTCTTTGAGGAAGCACAAGGTAATCCTCTTCAGGCTAAGAAGCTTGCAGGATACAGTGACAATGTTGCTACCTCCTCTGTTACTGCTGCTCTTAAAGAACAAATAGCTGACTTGACTAAACAATTTATCTCTTCTGCAGCTACTAAGGCAGCCTATTCTATGTATGAAGTAATGCACAGTCCTACAGACTTAGGTAATAAAGAGAAGATGATAGCCGCTAAGGATGTACTAGACCGTAGTGGATTTACTAAAACGGATAAGGTGGAGGTTACGGCAGCTAGTCCTCTGTTCATCCTACCACCGAAGAATGATGAGAACGACTAAAGACTGGAAACTGCCTGTACCAGAGGAAACAGAAGATGGGTTTGATTGGCAACCTGTTGTACGAGTAGGACGGACTGTCCCCTTTGGCTACGAGCAAGATGCAGAAGACAAAGATATTCTTTTACCGATAGTAGAAGAATTAAATTTGTTAGAGAAGGCTAAGAAGTATTTAAAACAGTACAGCTACAGAGATGTATCGAACTGGTTGAGTGAACAGTCTGGACGCTATATATCTCATGTAGGTTTGATGAAGAGAGTAAAACTTGAACAAAAGCGTAAGAGAGAAGCTTCAAACCAACGCTACCTTGCCCAAAGGTACAAAGAAGCCCTTGAGAAGGCAGAAAAAATCGAAACCACAAGATTTGGTGCAAGAGACCAAGGTACAGGCACAACCGAAGCCTGAGCCGATAGAAACGGAAGAAGCACAAAATGTTATCTTTCAACCAAATAAAGGACCTCAAACAGAGTTTCTTTCGTCTACAGAACGTGAAGTGTTATACGGTGGTTCAGCAGGAGGTGGTAAGTCTTACGCAATGTTAGCCGACCCTGTGCGTTACTTTAATAACCCTCAGTTTAGAGGACTACTAATAAGACGTACAACAGAAGAACTAAGAGAACTTATCTCTGTTTCTAAACAACTCTACCCACAGGCGATACCTAACATACGCTTCATGGAAAGAGACAAGACTTGGGTAGCACCATCAGGAGCAACGCTCTGGATGTCTTACCTAGACAGAGATGATGATGTTACACGGTATCAGGGACAGGCTTTTAGTTGGATAGGGTTTGACGAACTTACACAGTGGGGGAGTCCTTATCCATTCGACTACATGAGGTCAAGACTACGTACAGCAAAAGGAAGTGGACTAGATTTATACCAGAGAGCTACATCAAACCCCGGGGGAGCAGGACACAGTTGGGTAAAGAAAATGTTTATTGACCCTGCACCACACAACACATCCTTTTGGGCAACAGACCTAGAGACAGGTAAGATTCTTCAAATGCCTAAGGGTCACAGTCAAGAAGGTAAACCATTATTTAAAAGACGATTTATTCCTGCTACCCTTTTTGATAATCCATATTTAGCAGAAGATGGAATGTATGAAGCAAACCTTTTGTCTTTACCTGAGTATCAACGCAAGCAACTACTAGAGGGTAATTGGGATGTTAATGAGGGAGCAGCATTTCCAGAGTGGAATAGGACTATACACGTTGTTGACCCTTATATTATACCAAACAGTTGGACAAAGTTTAGAGCTTGTGACTATGGATATGGAAGTCACACAGGAGTTGTTTGGATAGCTGTAACACCATCAGAGCAACTAGTAGTATACAGAGAGTTGTATGCATCAAAAGTATTAGCAACAGACTTAGCTGATATGGTGCTTGAAGCTGAAGCAGAGGATGGTAGTATTCGATACGGAGTGTTAGATAGTTCACTGTGGCACAAAAGAGGAGATACAGGACCTTCATTGGCTGAACAAATGATAATAAAAGGGTGTCGATGGAGACCCTCTGATAGAAGCAAAGGAAGTCGTATTGCAGGAAAGAACGAAATACACAGGCGATTGCAAGTCGATGAATTTACCGAAGAACCACGCATTGTCTTCTTTAACACTTGTACAAATATTATATCTCAACTTCCTTCTATCCCACTCGACAAGAACAATTCGGAAGACGTAGATACAAAGTCAGAAGACCACTTATATGATGCACTACGTTATGGTGTAATGACACGACCACGAAGTAGTTTGTTTGATTACAACCCTGATATGCAGCGTACTGGTTTTCAGATGGCTGACTCAACTTTTGGATACTGAGGTAAAATATGGAAGAAGATGAAATAATGACAGATTCCGAACAATCTGCTGCAATAGAAGATATGGAAGAAAATTCTTTAGTTGATAGTCCTGTTGGAGAGATAGTAGGTTTTGTAAAAGAAAAGTTTAGTAAGGCTGAGACAAATAGACGAGGTGACGAAGAAAGATGGATACAGGCTTATAGAAACTATCGTGGTTTATATAGTCCTGAAGTTCAGTTTACTTCTACAGAAAAATCAAAAGTATTTGTTAAGGTTACTAAAACAAAAGTTCTTGCTGCATATGGTCAAATAGTAGAAGTTCTTTTTGGTGGTAATAAATTTCCTCTTAGTATTAATCCTACAGTTTTACCTGATGGTGTTGAAGAAACTGTTAGTTTAGAAACTAATGAACAAATTACAGAAGCAAAAGAAGATGTAGTGCAACAAACAGATATGCCTACGTTAAAACCCGGAGAAACATTTCCTGAGTTTATGGAAAGAGTAGGACCTCTTGAGGATGACTTAACTGGCATAGAAGATAAAATAGAATTTAAAAATACAGGTAGTCCTACAGCCGTTAATTTTCATCCTGCTATGGTTGCAGCAAAGAAGATGGAAAAGAAAATACACGACCAATTAGAAGAGTCTAATGCTAAAAAACAACTAAGGTCTGCTGCTTTTGAAACAGCATTATTTGGTACAGGAATAATGAAAGGACCTTTTGCTGTAGACAAAGAATACCCTAATTGGGATGATGAAGGTAATTATAGTCCTTTATTTAAAACTGTACCACAAACTTCTCACGTATCAATATGGAACTTCTATCCAGACCCTGACGCAAGTAATATGGAAGAAGCCGAGTATATCATAGAACGACATAAGATGTCTCGTTCTCAACTACGTGCATTAAAAAGAAGACCATTTTTTAGGGAAAATGCTATTGACAAATCTCTTAATGAAGGAGAAATGTATAACAAAGAATGGTGGGAACATGTTATGGAAGATAACAGCCAAGAGGATAGAGCTGATAGATTTGAAGTTTTAGAATTTTGGGGGTTTGTAGATAGAGATATAATTGAAGGATATGATGTAGAAATACCTGAAGAGTTAAAAGACTTAGAACAAATTAGTGTTAATATCTGGGTATGTAATAATAATGTTCTTAGACTTGTTATGAATCCATTTACTCCTGCCTATCTACCTTACTATGCAACACCATACGAAATGAATCCATATAGTATATTTGGTGTAGGTATTGGTGAAAATATGGACGATACGCAAACACTTATGAATGGTTTTATGCGTATGTCTGTAGACAACGCTGCATTATCAGGTAATCTTTTGATAGAAGTTGACGAAACTAACTTAGTTCCGGGTCAGGATTTATCTGTATATCCGGGAAAAATATTCAGAAGACAGGGGGGTGCTCCCGGACAAGCTATATTTGGCACAAAGTTTCCTAATGTGTCAAATGAAAATATGCAGATGTTTGATAAAGCACGACAGTTAGCTGATGAAAGCACAGGTCTTCCATCTTTTGCTCATGGTCAAACAGGTATATCAGGTGTAGGACGGACAGCTTCAGGTATTAGTATGTTAATGAATGCAGCTAATGGTTCTATACGTAGTGTAATTAAAAATGTAGATGATTATCTACTAGGACCTTTGGGCAAATCATTTTTTAGTTTTAACATGCAGTTTGACTTTGACCCTGAAATAAAAGGGGACTTAGAAGTTAAAGCACAGGGTACAGAAAGTCTTATGGCTAATGAGGTACGTAGTCAAAGACTTATGCAGTTTATGCAGACAGTATCTAACCCTGCTCTCGCTCCGTTTGCACGAATGGATTATATTGTTAGGGAGATAGCAAAGTCTATGGACTTAGACCCTGACAAAGTGGCTAACTCTATGAGTCAGGCTGCAGTACAGGCTGAGATACTTAAAAAATTTCAAGAAAATAATCCTCAAGTTGCAAATCCACCACAAGAAGGTCAGCCTACCCAAGAACAGCAACAAGCACCAGTAGGAGGTCAAGTAGAAGATACTCAAGGTTCAGGTGGTGCTAATATAGGCACAGGCTCAGTACCAACACCTGATGAACCGGGGTTTACTGGTAATCAAGGTACAATACAATGAACTTAAAAAAGTTAGTAAATGATAAACCTTTGTGGGATAATTTTATAGAGTATCTTGATGATGTTATTGAAAAAAATCATATAGCCTTAGAGCAGTCTGACAATCATGTTGTTATTCACAGACTACAGGGTGCAATAGGTGCGTTACGTAGACTTAAATATCTTAGAGAAGAAATGAACAGTTCTAATGGTTGAGTATATAACTAAAAATAAACTTATAGAAAGAGATGATTCTGGCAAAGTTAATTATTTATTAACAGCAAGGAATATTGGAGCAAAGTTATTAGGAACTTATGATGAAGCTAAAAGAGCCGAGTCAGTAGGTATTGAAGTAGGTGAAAGATATCGTGATGATTTTCAAAGAGCAGAGGACACAGCTAGGCATGGCATATTTCATGGTCTTTTACTTGATGAAAAAGGTAAGATGAATATGCTTGAAAAATTAGGTTTTAATTATATGAACCTAAAAAAAGATGAAGATGAAACAGGTATAAAAGCTTCCATAAAAAATTTAATAGCTCTTGAAAATACAGGAGAAGAAAGTATTATTGATGTAAATAATAATAAATTTAGTGTTGCTTTAAGGAGACAAATGATAGCTGAGGGTAATCCTTCAGAAGAAGATTTTGTAGATAGAGTTGTAAATATTGTTCAAGACCTTAGAAAGGGTAAAGAATCCCCTGAAATAAATGGATTTAAACTTAAACTTTCTTTGGGACTATTAGATGAGCCTATTCGTAAACGATATAAAGATAATATATTAGGTGGTCCTACTCCGTATTCGGATGAACTTAATCCTGCACCTAATGTGGGAGTTGTTGAGTCTACAAAAATCCCACCTAAAAGACCAAAAGAATTAGAATTTAACAAAGGTGGTATTGCTATGGAAGAACAAATGGAATTATTTGGGGGTATGGGTGGACTAAAAGATGATGGTATGAATAGAGACCCTATAAGTGGTAATGAAGTTCCTTCTGGTTCTATGGCAGAAGAAGTTCGTGATGATATCCCTGCACAGTTAAGTGATGGAGAGTATGTAGTTCCTGCAGATGTTGTTCGATTCTTTGGAGTAAAGTTTTTTGAAGACCTGCGTATGCAAGCTAAAATGGGTTTAGCACAGATGGAAAAATCAGGACGTATTGGTGGAGAGCCTATTGAGGAAGAAGAAGAAGTACTTAATCCTGAAGATGAACAAGCTATAAGAATAATGATGATGGACAAAGGTGGAGTTATTAAGGCAGCAGAAGGATTTGATTTTAGTCAAGATGCAGCAAGTAAAGCAGACCCTTTAAAACAATTTAGACCCTTTATAGGAGCTTCATATTTTGATGCAATGAATACTCCTTCAACAGATGAGATAATAAAAGGTCTTAAAGATGGCATAGTAAATTACTACCATCCTGATGGTATGGTACAACCTGTTCAGTATAAAGATGGTAAATTAGTAAATCCATCTGATGAACAATATACAAAAGGTGATTGGTCTACTATACCACCTGCTCAGAAAAAACAAGATACCTCTGGTACAATATCCTTTTCTCAAGATGATGAAAGAGAGTCCTCTAATAGAGAAAAAAATATTACAACAAGTTCTACTCCTTCTAAATCTATTGAAGATAGAATATCCACAGCAGACTTAGCTAAGGAGGTTGGAGGTATTGCTCTTTATTCAGATAAAGAAAAAACTAAACCACTTGTTATGACAAGAACAGACTATATTAATCAGTTAAAAGAATATGATAGATTAAAATTAGGAGAAGGTGATGACCCAATCTCCTTTCAAGAATATCATAATCTTCCAGTTATGACTAAAGTTCAAATGAGTTTTGGTAAAAAATATAGCCAGAGTGATATTCAAGAAATATTAAAAAATCGTACAGGTCCTCTAGGTGGAATAATTGGTATGATATTAAATCCATTTCTTTTAAAATTAGGTAAGGCTGAAGGTTCTTCAGAAAGATTTGAAGCTCAAACTCCAGAAGAAATAATGGCAAATAAGAATCCTTTAGAAAAATTAGCATTAGGTGATGCTTCTGATTTTATGAAAACAGTGACAGATGCTAAAGGAAATAAAACTGAAGAAGTAGACGTTGATAAATACTATAAAGCAATAGGAGAAAAGACTCCTCTTGGGACAACAAGGGCTGATAGATTTTTATTAGGTTTAAGAAAAGATGGTACTATATTTAAAGGTAAAAGAGATGAACTTGGAAATGCAGAATATGAAAAAGCAGATGCAGGTACATTGTCTAGATTAGAAAAAAATAGACAGGATGTTCAAAGAGATGCTCTTAAAAATTTTCAAAAAGAATCAGATAGACTTGCAGGTTTACGTGATACACGAGCGGCAGAGGAACGTGCAGGTAGTGGGCAAACAGGTGACTTAGATACTGTAGCACAGAATGTAGCATTTGACCAACAGATGGCAGATGCTCAAAGAGTTGCTAGAGGGTTTGAAAAAGGTGGATTAGCATCTAAACCAAAAATAAAACCAAAACGAAAAAAAAATACTAAAGGATTAGGCACTAAACCTAAGGCTACTTGACAATTATGTCAACCCCAATAACAGGAGAAAATTATGCCAGAATTAGAAACAGTAGAATCACAAAAAACTGCAGGATTTGTAAGTCGGTCTCGTTCAAAGTACAAGGACAAGATTGCTAGGGACGAGCAAGAACTCAAAGAACTCCTTGCCCAGAGGGAAGGAGAAGGGGTTCAGGAAAACCCTGAGGAGAGCCAAGATGCATCTCCTTCTGAAGAAGGAAAGGAAGCAGAGATATCTGACGAGACTCTTAGTAAGGAGGAAAAATCTTTCAAGACGAGATATGGGGATGTTCGAAGACATCTTGCGTCAAAGGAGAAGGAGTATAACGCTAGGATAAAAGAATTAGAAGACCAACTGTCTAGTAATAAAAAGCTTGTACCACCTAAGTCTGATGAAGATATTAGTAATTGGGCAAAGGAATATCCTGATGTTGCAGGTATTGTAGAGACAATAGCTGAGAAAAAAGCTAAGGAAATGTTCGATAAGGCTAATATTCAGCTAGAAGAACTTAGTAAAGCTAAAGAAGAAACAACTCGTAGAACAGCCGAGAATGAAATCAAAGAGATTCATAAAGACTTTGATAAATTACGTGATTCTGATGAGTTTCACGAGTGGGTAGAGGAGCAACCTAAATGGGTACAAAATGCTCTCTATGAGAATACAGATGATGCCAAGTCTGTTATCCGTGTGCTTGATTTATATAAGATTGACAAAGGGTTAACAGCAGGTGACAAAAAGAATAAAAGAAAAGCTGCTGCTTCTCTTGTAAACAAAACATCTAAGACGGAAGTAGATGCTGAGGAATTAGCAGATACTATAAAAGAATCTGATGTAGAGAAAATGAGTGATACCGACTATGCTAGGAATGCTGATAAAATAAACACAGCAATCCGTTCTGGTAAATTTATTTACGATGTATCAGGAAATAGAAGATAAAGTGTTGACAAACAACATTTTATTAATATAACTACGACCAAGACATAAAGCCTCTTTTTGACTACCTTTATGTTTAATCGAATAGTAAAGTTTAAACGAGTATAGACTACTTATATAATTATAGACCCATAGATTACAAAGTTAGCCACGGAGTAATTATATGCACTCTAGAACGTATAACCTCTTCCTGCGATGTTTAGCTTTTAATTAAGCCAAATTATAGGAGGATTTACTATGGCTTTTACAACCGCTGCAGGTTATGGCAATTTACCTAACGGTAATTTTTCGCCAATAATCTACTCCAAACAGGTACAGCTTGCATTCCGTAAGTCAACTGTTGTTGGAGATATAACAAACTCTGACTATTTCGGAGAAATTGCTAATCAGGGCGATACCGTCAGGATTATCAAAGAACCTGAAATCTCAGTTAAGGCTTATGCTCGTGGCACACAAGTTACAGCACAGGACCTTGATGACGAGGACTTTACACTTACTGTGGACAAGTCTAACTACTATGCTTTCAAAATGGATGACATTGAGGAAGCACATAGTCATGTCAACTTTATGCAACTCGCAACTGATAGAGCTGCATACAGACTCGCTGACCAGTATGACCAAGAAGTTCTTGGCTATATGGCAGGTTATAAGCAGTCAGCATTACACGCTAATGCAGGTGCTGTTAATGATGCAGTTAATGGGTCTGTGGCTGTTTCTACTGCAGGGACAGATGAACTTCTTTCTTCAATGAAGATAATCAAAAGTTCTTTTGCGAGCATCACAACTTCATCAGCAGGAGACCACTCAATTCCTGTTGCAAACCTAGCTCCGGGTGCAACTGCTGTTTCTACAGCTGCTGTTACTCCAATGGTAATCATCAACAGAATGGCTAGACTGTTAAATCAACAACAAGTTGATACACAGGATAGATGGTTGGTTGTTGACCCTGTATTCATGGAGTTACTTGGTGATGAAAACTCTAAGTTGGTAAATGCTGACTTCAATGCAGCTGAACTTAAAAATGGTCTTGCCCTAACTAACTTGGCAGGTTTTAGACTATACGTGTCTAGCAACCTACCTTCAGTTGGTGGTGGACCGGGAACATCTGGAACTGCAAACCAAAACACTGACTACGGTGCTATTGTTGCAGGTCATGGTTCTGCTGTTGCGACTGCTGAACAACTTAGTAAAACTGAAACCTACCGTGACCCTGACAGCTTTGCTGACATTGTTCGTGGTATGCACCTATACGGCAGAAAGATACTTCGACCAGAAGCTATCGTGACTGCTAAATATAACGCAGCTTAGGGAGGATTAGGAAATGGCTACAATTACAGCAACTCTTGCTAATACTCACGGCTCTTCTGCCAGAGGTAGGCAACCATACTATGTGCAACAAATCGTTGACCTAACAGCTAACAGCATTAATCCTAACGGTGATGTAGTGCAGTGTCTCACTGTACCTGCTAACACTAAAATTATTGCTGCAGGTTTTCAGGTTACTGCAAGTGCAACGCA